CAAGTCCCACGAATACAGGTTGCCGTTCTCGCAATCTCCCACGACAGCGGTATCGTAGATCGATGCATGGCATGATGCACGATGGCGATTCAGGTTCCCGTCCGCATCCAGCCATGCCAATTCGTTCCACTGGCCAGTGCTCAAGTCGTACTGCCATGTCTTGTTCGCGGTTGGGAAATTTAGCACATAGAAGAAGTGCCCAGATATCTGATAGGTGAAGCCCTGCGCATCATCCAACGTGGCATAGCCTGCAATTTCATTATCTAGGGCGAATGTCGATACCTGCTGTGCCGTGAATTGGTTCGTTCGGCAGACCATCGCGCGGCCCTGCGAGGATTGAGCCAGCCAATAGAATTCTCCATCCATCTGTGCAATGGATGCCGCAGCCGTGCAACCATATTGCATGAATACGCCAGGCATACGCTCGAAGGCGAACGTTGGACCTCCAGAATTGAACCAAATTTCAGTCGTCGAGGCACCGAATAGGTAGACATAACGCCTCGATACGCCCAATCCAATCAGCTGGTCTGAGTAGCCGGATTTCGAAGCGAAGTCAGTGGCATCAAAAACTAGTTGATTCGCCAACGATACATAGAATTGGCGCGTGTTAGGGTTGTTGAGGATGAAAAATCCGTCTACGAAATCAACAGTATTCGCCCCCATAAACGCGGCATCTGATAAGGATGAAAATGCATTCCCGAGGAGATTGATCGAATAGCCGTTTTTTGATCCATCCACAATCAGAGCGAAGTTCCCGTTGTCCGTCACGGAAATTGGGCCGCTCGTTGTCTGCATATCGCCCAGTTTTGTTGCGGTCCATGACGGCGAGATCGCATAGACGGAAGACCCGCACACGCCATACAGTTGATTGTTGGACGCCGCCCACAGGCCACGCCATCCACTCCCGGTCGTTGGCGTTACCGATAGCAGCAGCGTTAGGCCCGGAGTAGGGTAGTACGTGAACGGGAAGGGCGAGCCTTCCGGGTTTTTCTCTGGGTACAGGTTCACGCACCGCTGCGCCGCCGCGACGATGCTGCGAGCCTGATACGCACCAACAGTGAGGGCGAAACGAGCCATTAGGTCACGCCCCCAATATAGTAATCACCGTAGATGTTGAAGGTGCCAGATGTGTTCTTAAGCGCCGTCGGCATCTGAAGCAGCGGGATTTGTGCGTTCGCTTCTTCGATGATGCGCAAGCTCGCCTCGGCCTTCTTCTCGGCACGAGGGTTTTCTGGGAGACCATATGCGACGCCCAGTTCCAGCACGAGATTCCACATCAGCGCTGCACTGTACTCAGGCGGTAACGTGATCGTGTCATTGATCGTAGCGAACTGCTGCAACGTCTGCATCACGGTCAGGAAGATCGTGTATTGATTGTTCGGGATCGGCCATGGATATACCGTACCCATCGGCACGCCTGGGTCGTAGTAGATCACCTGGGGGAACGAATTCAGCGTCTTGATGGATATACGGTTGTAGTCCTCCATCGAACGCAGGATCGTGAACGGATAATCCACCGGCAGAGGCGTGTTTTGGTTCTGCCGGAAGAATGCCGATTCAAGCTTGGCCGGGCGCGTGATGTTGAAATCACCGCCCGGCCCCACCGTATAAGACTGCGCTCCCGTTGCCTGTTTCGATACCGTGACGAGCTGATAAATCATGTAACGACGGCGCTGCAACTGCGCCATCATCATGTTCAGCAGGTTGAAGGCGTCGTTCATGTCCTCCGCACTGGCGGTCTGGCCGACACCGAGCACGTTCGCGGTCTTGAGCGCGAGCGTGATCAGGTCGGATGGCGTGGACGGGAGCGGGAGAGTCATTATTCGCCCCGCGCTTCTTTAATCATCTGCACGAGCTTTTCCTCACCCGTGCGGTGATGCGGGGTTAGGCCCAGTGAGCGCGCTTCTTCGAAAAGTGCTTCGCGCGCCGGCGTTTCGGCCGGGCCTACTGCGGCCGCTTCCTCTTCCTCATTGTGAACGAGGATCTTCTCGCCGTTGGCCAGTTCTACCCACTTCGGGAACTCTCGGTAGACGTATTCGGCCGTGAAATTGCGCATGTTCGTATGCATCGCTTCCTCTCTCAATGTTTAAAAAAGGGCCGGCCGAAACCGGCCCAAGTACCACAGGAGACGAGCGTTACAGGATGTCCGGAACGATGACCGCCCACTCCGGACGGATCGCAGCGAAGCCGTACAGGATGTCCATACGGGTGATGAGGTTGTCGCTCATCACGTCGTACGCGGTGATCATCCGCATTGCGACACCGTCGAACTCAGCGCGCGCCGACTCCACCACGCCAGACGTCGGCATGATCAGATCGGCGGTGGCGAGAGTGAAGGCTTCCGGGTAGTAGGCCAGGTTCTGGCGATACTTGGAGCTCGCGGTCATGACCAGCGAGATCGTTGCGCTGTTGGCCGGCGACGCGGTGACGGTGTTGAATGCTGCCGGGGCGACTACGATTGAGGGATAGATCGGGATCGAGGTCGCGCCGCTGGCCACATCGGCAGTTACGACGAACTGCTGCAGGGCACCCAGGTCGTCGCCGGTCAGTCGATTGATGGCGTTGACGCCCGCGAGCGTGATGATGTCGCCCTTCTTCAGCGTACCGGTGATGGCATTGACGGTCAGGGTGTTGCCGGTCTGGCCAGCGCCATTGACAGTGCCGGCGCTGAATGTGCCCACGGTGTGCACTTTCGTGGTCTGGTCCATCATCCAGTCGAAGCCCAGCGTGTCGGTCGTGATCATGCCGGACTCATATTGATCACTGATCTTGCGTTGCGGGTTGAACAGGCCGGTCAGCGAACCGACAGTACGCGCCTGGGTCAGCGGGTCCATGATGATCTTGCGGTCCATGCGCGGCGCCAGGGTCTGGTCAAGCAGCGCGCCCGCTTGCAGCCAGGTCGTGGCATCCGGCGAAACCAGACTGCCTGCGCTGGTCTTCGGTGCGATGTTGCAGGCGGTATTCGCGAGGTTCATCAGGTCCGATGCGACCGAAGCTGCCAGACGGTTCACGGCCGGCGCCAGGATGCGTTCGCTATAGTCGTCCAGAGACATGGTGCGTTCCGCAGTGCCGAACGACACAGGCACGTTCTTCTGGGTTGCGACCGTCAGCGTGGTGTTCTGCTCGTTCGTGCCTTGCGGTGTGATCGCGGCTCCGGTGTTGACGACGTAATCGTTCGGCAGACGCACACGAAGCGTGTTGCCGATCTTGGCGCCGTCGCGGGCGAATTGGTCGTCGTATTGCTTGTTGACGGTGCGAAGGAAGGCGTTGGTCTGCGAGAAAAGACGCACCGCCTCATTGGTGATCATATCGATCGTAAGCAGGCTGTTAGACATGGAGTAATCCCCGTAAAGGCAAAGAAAAATGCGATTGCTCGCGTTTCGTCTCTGCCCTGCGGAGACTGCTTAACGGGCCGTACGACAATTAACGGCTTGCCTATGCCTGCTTACCCCCGAGTATTCGGGTGGGTGCTACTTATCGACGCTTACGCGCCGTCTCGTTACGCCATTTGAACCATTCTTTCGAGCCGACTTTCGGCTCTACTTGATCGGAGCCCGAAGAACCCCCGTCGATGTGCTGTACCGGGGGCGGCGCCTTCGATACTTGCTTCGTCAATTCTTTCGATGCTCGGTCCGCCAGCTTGGTCATTTCGATCCCCATCTGGATCGGATTCAGACCGCTGATGCGGATTGCCTCATCGAGGTTATCGCTCTTGCCAAGCCATGCGACTACCTTCTGTGCGTTCGGGATTTCCGCAATCACCTTCAGAAATTCAGGGCCGCCAACACCCGCAGCATTCAAGTTCTGCACCGCAGTATCAAACTCAGCGCCGAACTCCTTACGCCCGGACTTCTCGATCTCCGCCAGGCGCTCGCGTTCACGTTCTTGTGCGCGCAAGTTCTCTGCGTAGGCGCGGGCGAGTTGGTCGACGCTCTGCTGCGGCACTTGCGCGGTCTGGCCGTCCACGTCCTTAGCTGCTGCTTGGGTGCGTTCGTACATTTCACGCCAGCGCGCGGCTTCTTCCTCGGCTGCACGGCGCTTGGCCGTGATCTCAGCCATGCGGCGCATTGCCCATTCAGGCACTTCGGATTTCTTCTCTTGCGGCTCTTCGGCTGGCTGCGGGGCAGGCTGTTCGAGTTGTACCGCTGGATCCTGCGGGGTGATCACTTCGTCTGTCATTTAGGCTCCCTGTGTGGTTTCAAGTGGTGCGAGCACGGTAGCCATACCTGCCGCATATGCGGCGTCTGGGTCCATGCGATCTTCTGATAGATTCTTTGCAGGGTCCGGCGCCGCTAGCATTTCTTGAACGGTCTTGCGGACGATGGCATGCGTCTGCTCTGGATCAAGCGCGGCCAAGAGGGCCTTTAGACGATCAGTATCGGCCTTGAACGAATCAACGAGCGTTTCGCGGTCGTTCTCCATGCGCAGGGCGAGATGGTTCAGCGCATCCATATCGAGGCGCTGCTTCTCCATCTCCTGTGCCTTTGCCTTGTCGTGCAGTTCTTGCTGAAGTTGCTGAATCATCTGCATGGCCTGCTGCAGGTGTTGTTGCAATTGCTGCTCTTGCGGCGACGGGCCTTCTCCCAAGGCGCCCGGGTTGATCGCCTTGATCCAATTGCGCATGCGCTCTTGAAGTTTGTCAGCAGCGGGGAAGTCTGCGTTGCCCATATACAGATCACCGATGACCTGCGCCAGTTCCGGAGCCGAAGCGAGCAATTGCGTCATCGCGTTGAACGCATCTTCGCGGCGCGTCTCGAAGTTCGGGCCAGCCTTCGCCACAACGTCGTATTTGCCAATGTTCGGGTTGAAGATGGCCTTCACCTTCGCTTCGCCGTCGTCCTTGTTCTGTTGAAGGGCTGTCTGCTGGTTCGGGTCGATCTGGATCTGCTGCTCATCGCCGTTCTCAGCCAGAATGCGGATGATGCGCTTGGTGTCGTAGATCTTCGGGATCAGGTCAATCAGCTGCTTGCCTGTGAAGCGGATGGCCTTCGCTTCCTTGTCCTTGAAGTGGAACGTGACACGCGAGCCCTGTTTCTGCCGGCGCTCGATCGACACGCCCGAAATCTCGTTGCCCTGCTCACTGAACGTGGCCTCATACTGCCCCGAAGCCATCATCAATTCACGTT